GAAACCTAAGTAAGTTCTTCTTACGTTATCACCATTTGATCTGATTGCATCATCATTACCATTTGTGAAACCGAATGGTGGGTTATAAATAATCTCACCTGGGAAGTCATATTTAGTTTTATAAACTGGGAATGGAGGTCTTACACCACCATACTCTCTAAATGCATAACCATCAAAACCACAAGGTAGTGAGTCAACAGGTGCATCCTCGTTCATTTCAACCATAACGTATTTAGAGTTCAATGCGTATTCACCATCTAATGAACCAATTTTCTTAGCAATGAAGTTGTTTTGACTTGGATCCATACTACAATTAGTAAATTTCTCTAAAACAGTTGGGTTAGCATCTGAATCGTAGAAGTCTCTTACTATTACATCAAACGTTCCATTGGAGAATGACATATTAATAAGTGAAACTTTTATTTCAGAGTTTGCTGAATTACCATCAGAAATTGAGTAGAACTTAAATAAGTCAAACACTTTAGTACCTCTTAATTCGGATACAATCCAAGGGGTGCTTGGTGATTGGTATCTATCTAAGTACCATCCAATACTATCTTGTTGCCCACTTTGTGCTGAATCCAACGCAACTAACACAGGACTTAATCCTCTAATGAAACCTTTATTCCATCCATAATTTAATAACGCTTGGAATCTTTCCTCTAAGAATAAAGGAACATTCTTTCTTGGTTTTTGGAAGTTACTTGTACCAAATACTTTAGAAATATACTGTGAATCTGAAGTTGAGAATGAAGTCTCAAATGAGAACAAAGTACCATCATCATTTGTTACGTTAACAACAAATGGTAAATATGGGTTTTTAGTAACACCTGAATATTGGTTAACCATATTTAAACTTACGTTGTTAATATTAGTAACCTCAAACACTGGGTTTGTTGAATCTTCGTATGTTGCAATACCTCTTGATCTTAATGTTCCAACAACTAAATCGTCGAAGTTAGTGTAAGATGTACCTGTGTAGTAATAGATTGTACCATTAATAGTACCAGTGTAACAATTAACATTAACCGCAGTTGGTGTTGGTGTTGGTGAAGTTAAAGGTGTTGCCGTAGCACATGGGTTAACCGCTGAAGGTGTTGGTGTTGGTGTGAACGCTGCCGTTGTTGTAGTTGTTACAGGAATCAAAGTTAAGTCATCAACATATGCGAAGAATGAAAAACCTGAGTAACTTCCACCACCATTATTACTGAATAATGAATAATACCATGGGTCGTTGTAAGGTGAAGCATAATCAGTTTCAGTACTTGAAACCGAAGGTACACCATAAACGTTAGTTTCGTTTGTGAATATAACCGATAACGCATCGTAATCAGGACCATAAATAGAACCGAAATATTCAATTGTGTTAGTTTGAGCAGTTAATGGACCAGCATCACTAAGGACATCAAAAATCATGTTATTGATTTGTGTTTGTACAGTAGATGTGTTTCCGTTAAATTGTTCAAAAGGAATAGTTAATAAATTTTCAATTTCATCAGGGAAATTAGTAGTGTATGTAATTGTTGTTTGGGAATTTGAACATCCCGTAAATTCTACACTATACGCTAATGTTTTGTAATCAGCCGGATCACAATAAGGTAAACAATCAACTAATTGTGGATCTTCACAATAAAAATCTACCGTTGCTGGATCTACGTTTGCTTGAGTTACGATAGACCAAGATGGTCCCGCATCATAACCTGAAAGTCCTAATATTCTTGTTACGAATAATTGATTAGATTGTTGTAAGTAAGATTTTGCAATGTAAGCCGCCTCATACTTAGGAATTTGTGTGTTTATGAATTTCTCTGCGGATGTACCTCCGAAGTAAGTTTGAAATTCATCATAACTTTTGATGAATATCGGTTCGAAAGCCGGACCTTTTAAAGTTTCACCCGCAATACCCAATGTGGTAACCCCCACACTTTGTGCTACGAAACTTAAATCCACTTCAGAAGTATATACACCAGGTGATACGAATACTTTACCGTTAGTTGCCATAATTTAGTTTATTTTTGTTTTTAATTTTATTTATTATATAAATATTGATAATTTTAGTAAAAACTTTACTTATTCGAAACTATTTATATTTTGGTAAGATTTTATTCTGCCTTTTTTCTACCTATGGATAAAGATACTAAGAAGATAAAAAACTTGAAGATTTCGGTCGAATCACACGAGGCTCTAAAGAAGTATTGTGATAAAAGAGGGATTAAAATGTATAAGTTTTTAGAGAACCTTATTTTTGAGAAATGTAAGGAAAAAAAGGATATATACGGGGAAGATTAAAGTAACTCTTCATTAAACACCAATGAAGCGGAATCACTATTATTAATCTTGTCAATTGTTACTTTAACAAGATCACCATTGTTGATTTGAACTTCACTAATATCATCACCATAATAATCATTATTTATAAAGACAGAATACGAAGATACGTTAACACTATCCTTAAATCTTAAATTAACGGTGTAATAAAATTTCTCCTCTTTTTCGGTAATGACACTTGAGTAAATAAAAGTAGATGTGGACGGAGAAAGAGGTTCTTCCTTTTTAGGTTTTCTCTTTTTTATTTTAGTGTCCGTTTCATACATTTGGAATATTCTTGTTACCGCAGGTTGTACCTCAAACTCATCTTCATCGATAAGGAATCCCATCATTGTGAATGTGTACTTTTGAATGTATACTTTTCTTTTTTCCAAATCCATTATTGATTCGTCAGAAATGTCATCATTTATGATTGGAATGTAATGTCCTTTAATAGTTTGGTATGCTTGTCTTGATGCGAATTTTTCTAATACAACTTGATTGAACTTATTTAATTCTCTCATTCTATTACAAACAATTGCAACGGTATATTTGATATCAACAGGAACAGGTTGAGGGATTTTGTATATATCCATCCCATGACGTTGTCCATCCCAAGTTGGTACCTTAGCGTAATAATATAATCTCCTGTTAGGAATGTTATACATAACTGCCGGGTTATTACCATATTTAACTTCAGGTGTTCTGATTACCGTAATAAATGGGGGTTCAACATTCTTATCAATATTTTCAAAGTTCCAAGTCTCAACAAACTGAGACCAATTTTGAGTTGTTATTAAAATATCAACCATGGGAACGGTCGCACCTTCAACAACGGTTTTAAGTCCGTCTTTAACAAAATCTAAAAATCCTCTATCTAAATCGGCGTGTAATAAACTTTTAGGTAAATAAGTACCATCCTCCGAAATCATATCGGCAATCTCATGTCGTCTAGGAAGAAGTGTCTTCTTAGGTATTAATGATAGATCTTTCTTTATTTTTTTAGGTAACCCCATATTAGTTTATTAAAAATATTTTATCTTTAATGTTAATCATTTCTATTTCGTTTGCCTTATAAATTGGTTCTTCCGTGCTTTTCACAACGAAAGTATCGTATTTGTAAGGGTTATAAGTTATCACTTCATTTGAATCTGGTTCAGGAATATCATCACAAGGGAACTCACAATAATCATCCAAATAACCAATCACAAATGCGTGAACGTTTTTTCTTTGTTCGTTTCTAACTTTTTGTTTACCACCTTGTCTAACTCTAAATTCAACATCCGATAATCTTAAATAGTCAGCCTTTAACATAACAAGTCCTTTGTAGGTAACTGAAAACGTGTGTCTATGTAAGTCATAATAACACATTACTTTTTTACCTATCAGATCGTTAATTTTATTTTTTAACAATTCTTCTTGTTCCTCAGTTATTATTATTTTCATAACCCCCTAAATTCATTTGGTCCAACAGGAGCCGCAATTATTGTTCTGTAAAAAGGTTTATATCCTTTATAAGTATGTTTAATATCCGAAGTGACACGACCATCGTTAACGACCGTATAATATCTCACAAAACTTTCCGTATCGTAGTAACCAACATAATCACCAAATTGAATGTCGATTTCTAATTCCTCTAAAGTTTTCAAATAAACTGACATTGTAATATTACCTGGCTCAACCTGATCCATTTTAGTGGAACCTAAGAATTTATTCTCAGGTGTTGCAATTGCAACATATGCATTGAACTCAACAGGGGGTAAAAATTTAATTCCATCTTTAACCGTCTCACCGTAAACATCATCAATTTTAGTTTTGGTTTTATCAACTCTATAAAGAACACAAGTGTAATTCATATCACCAATTAACCATTCCTGACCCATCTCAACCTCAAGGTTAAAATCGTTTTCACCAAAAAATTTACCAAGTCTTGTTATAGGAACTCTATTCGCCATTTTGTCGTATTTATTGATAAATATCTTTTTTATTGTTATTTTTATAAAAAACAAAATTTTGGAAGTTACCCCGACATTAATAGAGCATAAAGCTTTGTCCTTATTGGACTCGTATTCGGGTGCCAACAATCATATATTGTATCTAAAAACAAAGAAAGAAACTAATAAAAAGTTTTATCCTACAAGAACTCAAGCGGACTACATTGTAAATTATTATGATACGGTTCCTAAGGTTGCTCGTAAGTGGGTTGACCTTGACACTTATTTTGCAAAGAAGTTTGCTGAAGAAAGATATCTAATGGAAACTCCTGAAAAAATCTACATTGAGAAGTTATTGGTAGAGAAAGAAAAGTCATATCACATTTGGGGTAAATTTTTTGATAAAGATCCCTTAACTGAATTTTGGGTTCCGAAATCATCTTTAATTAAAACCCACAATGTTGAAAAGGTTGATATTGATTACACAAAGTATGACCACCGACCTCCATTAGCACATCAAAAAGAAGCGGTAGAAAAATTAGCAGGATCAAGACGATTCATTCTTGCTGACGATATGGGTCTTGGTAAAACAACCGCCACAATTATTGCAGCATTAGAAACGGGAGCAAAGAAAATATTGATTATATGTCCAGCATCATTAAAGATTAACTGGCAACGTGAAATTGAAAATTATTCAGATAGACCCGTATATATTGCAGAAGGAAAGAAATTTTCAACTGAAGCTGATTTTGTTATCGTTAACTATGATATCCTAAAAAACTTTCACGATATGAAAGATAAAGGTAAGTCATTATTGAATCAATCTAATTTTGAGTTGGTTATATTAGATGAGGCTCACATGATATCGAACCCACAAGCCCAAAGAACAAAAATTATAAATCATTACGTTAAGGACATTAAAAGAGTTTGGTTATTAACAGGAACTCCAATGACATCTCGTCCAATGAACTATTATAACTTGTTAAATATTATTGAGTCTCCTGTCGCTCAGAATTGGATGGCTTACGCTATTCGTTATTGTCAGGGGTATCAATTTATGGCGGGTAAAAGAAAGGTTTGGAATGTAACGGGGGCTTCTAACTTGGAGGAATTACGTGATCGAACATCAAAACAAATTCTTCGTAGATTAAAAGAAGATGTGTTAGATCTTCCTGATAAAATTATTTCACCTGTTTATCTTCGTTTGAAATCAAAAGAATATGAAGAACTAATGGGGGAATATTACGATTGGTTTGACAATAAAAAAGATGAATCATCTTCTCTTACCGTTCAGTTTTCAAAACTAATGAAGGTGAGAAAAGTTATCGCAAATGAGAAAACAAAACAAACCATTGAGTTTGCGGAGAACATTATTGAACAAGGTAAGAAAGTTATAATCTTCACAAACTTTACTGATACATTACAGACAATTTATCAACACTTTGGTAAACAAGCGGTTTATTTAGATGGTAGTTGTTCTAAACCTCATCGTCAAAACGCAGTTGATGAGTTTCAGGAAAACGATAAGATCAAAGTTTTTGTGGGTAACCTTAAAGCCGCAGGTGTGGGTTTAACATTAACTGCCGCTGAAGTTGTTATTATGAATGACCTATCATTTGTACCGGCAGAACACGCACAAGCCGAAGATAGAGCTTATCGTTATGGTCAAAAATCAAATGTTCTCGTTTATTACCCATTGTACGAAAATACAATTGAAGGTGCGGTATATGACATCCTTAATCGTAAAAAAGAAATCATCAGAACCGTAATGGGTGATGAACAACCTGAAAATGTTGGTGACGTAGTTGAGGAAATCCTTAGTTTAATTAACAAGAGAAGGTAAATCTTTTTGTTATTGATAATATTTATCAATAATGAAAGTAAGTATCAAACGTACAAAATCAGGACTTGATCCTAAATATAACGAATTAATTCACTCCTTTATTAAATTCTTACAAAAGAACTATCAATTAGAGGATGATATTACCGTTGAGTTTTTAGGTGAGAAAACCGATGGTATGTCTACAGGTAGTCATCACCCCCAAAACGGTATTAAAGTCTTAACTGATGGTAGATTGAATCGTGATATAATGAGAACATTAGCTCACGAATGGGTTCATGCTTATCAAAGAAATGTTCTTAAAAGAGAGAAAGGTCCAAATATTGGAGGTCAAAACGAAGATGAAGCTAACGCTTATGCTGGTCGTTTAATTAAAATGTTTGAGGATGAAAATCCTCAATTTAGTGAATTTGTCTTTGAAGGTTTTAAAGGGATTAAAAATAAAATTAATTTAATTAATGAACAAATTTTAATATCCGAAAAACAAAATATCAAAAAAGATTTTTTAATGGAGATGAAAAAGATTGGTATTGAAAAATTACCATATTCATATTCATCAATGAAACAATTTGTGGATCCTGAAACTATGGACATCCACTATAACAAACATTATAAAGGTTATGTAAAAAAATTAAACGACGCACTTTCAAATAAGAAAGGTGATGTTGAATTGGAGGACATAATTAAAAACATTAGTAAGTACGACACTAAAGTTAGAAATAATGCTGGTGGTGCCTTTAATCACGCATTGTTTTGGAAAATGTTAAGTCCGTCAAAACAAAAACCAAGTGGTGAGGTTTATGAGAAAATTAAAAAACAATATGGTAATATCAAAAAATTAAAGGACGAATTTAATCAGACGGCTAAAGATCAATTTGGTTCAGGTTGGGCATGGTTAATTTTAACTAAAAATAATAGATTAAAAATTATATCCACACCTAATCAGGATAACCCACTAATGAATGTTATTAAAGATGGTGGATACCCACTATTAGGTCTTGATGTATGGGAACACGCATATTACTTAAAATATCGTAATAAACGTGACGAATACATTAATAACTTTTGGAATCACGTTAATTGGGAATTTGTCAACGAACTATATTTGTTAAGAACAAAACAATAAGATATTTATAAATAAAAATCATATGTCAATAATAAGCGAACCAGAAAGAAGTGATCTATATAAAAAAGTGAAACACGTTTTAGGTGCACCACTTAGAAGTATAGAATTGGAAGAGGAACAAATGGACACTCTTCTTGAATTTTCTATTGACGAATATTCACAATATATACAGGATTGGTTAACTGAATCTCAGTGGACTAATTTATATAATTTAAACATGGACACTCAATCGTTATCAAAAGCGTTCACAACAAGAAGTTTAGATTACGAAACACGATACACTTACGCTTACTCTAAGATTGTAGGTTTACAAGCGGGTGGGGACTCTGTATTGAAAAAAGATTTTATTCAATTAGTACCTAACCAACAAATATACGAAATACCTGAAAACAGAGAACTTAATGAGTTGTTATGGTTTACACCACCAACAATGAATAATCTAATGTTTGGTTCAGGATTTGGTTTTGGTGAATTCGGTGGTGGTATCGGAGGAGCTGGTGGTTTCGCTCAAATGGGTAATATGGCAGGAAGTTATTTTATGATGCCGGCATTTGATATGTTATTAAGATTACAAGAGATTAATATACAAAAAAGAATCATCGCAGGTGATTTAACTTATAGA